CACAAGCCAGTGCTATAACTCAATTACAAACGGACGTAGGTAACACTAGTGCAAGCGTTACTACCCTGCAAACTTCAGTTGCTGATTTAGAAGGCAATGCTGCAGCTGCTTATGTTTTACAAGTACAAGCAAATGGCTCAGTCGCTGGTATGGTAATTGAAGCCAATGCCTCAGGAGCAACTACAGGAACCGCGGTTCAATTTGTTGCAGATAAATTTGCAATTTGGAATGGTACAACAGGGACAGCACCTTTTATTGTTAGCAGTGGTACAGTTTATATTGATAGCGCCCGTATTCAAGACGCGGGTATTACTACGGCAAAGATTGCTGATGCTGCTATTGAGAGTGCTAAAATTGGTGATGCTGAAATTACAACTGCAAAAATTAATGATGCAGCTATTACTACAGCTAAGATTAACGATTTAGCGGTCAATAATGCCAAGATAGCTGATTTAAATGCAGATAAAATTACTGCAGGTTTAATAAACTCTGCTCGAATTAACGTTGACACTTTGGCAGTTAAACACTTTGCCAATGTATCTTCTAATATAGAAAGCCACATAGTTTCTAGTCCGCCAGCTCCAACCTATGTACCTCTTCAAGTTTTTGGTAGTGCTATTCAACGTGGCTCAACAAACTTTACAGTGCAAACACAAACAACGGGTAATTACTTACCACTGTCAATAAGTGAAGTTAGAAACGGTGCTAAATACCAAGCCATATGGACAGGTGTTTATGGTGACTGTACTGGAGGTTACTTAGAATATAGCCTAGATAACTCAACTTGGGTACAAGCCTCTGGCGGTCTTCAAAACTTAGTGTTTGCTGCAGGGACTTTTAGAACTTATGTTTTTGCTTACAGTGGTACAATATCAGGACTAGGCTCAACCGCGGACACAGTGTATTGGCGCGTAAGATGGGTAACTAAACTAAGAAGTACATACCAATCTTTATATGTATTTATAGACAACACACAATAATATGACAGAGTACACAATATACAACACAGCTACAGGAGAGATAGGCACCTGTGGTGCTACCAATGCACCTCTTGATAGCATTAATTTAGAAGATGGACAATCAATCATTGAAGGTATTTATGAAGTAGAGTTATATAAAATTATTGATGGGCAACCAGTTGAACAAAATATATCTGTTTGGGAGTCTGCTAGGTACATACGAAACAACATGTTAACGGAATGCGATTGGACGCAATTAGCAGATGCTCCACTAACAGATGAGCAAAAAACTGCATGGCAAACCTATAGACAAGAATTAAGAGATTTACCTGCAAGCCAAGCTAATGTATCTTCAATAGAAGAAATTGTATTTCCAATACCACCAAGTAGTTAATTGTGGTAAGATTTATTTATGAAAAATAGTATTAATCAACCCGTGGGCTACAAAGAGTCTTTACCTTCAAAGAGTGTATCTAACATTCAGGTCTCAGTTGTACCTAACCATGATGGCAGTGTCTTTGGGGTAGTACCTGGCGAAGACTTGCACTACGAAGATTTAAAACCTATACCAAAGCAAGGAGAATATTAATTATGTACGGTATGATGAAAAAGAAAAAACCTATGAAGAAAAAACCAGTAAAGAAAAAATCTTCAGTAGGTAAGAAAAAGAAATCTTACGGATATTAAAATGGCAACAAGAAGATTAGGTAAACCTAAAGTAGGTAAGCAAGAACCACTTGGCAAGGTTAATAACATTCAAATGAAAAAGAACCAACCCAATAGTGCTAACTTTCCAGATTTGAACAAAGATGGCAAAGTAACTCAAGCCGATATTCTTATGGGTCGTGGAGTAAAACTTTAGTAATGGCTAGGACTGTAAAGAAACCTAAAATGAAAGTCGTTAAAAAAAGTTTAACTAAACGACAAGAAGCAGCTTTAAAACGACACAACAAAGGTACTAGTGCTGAGCATAAAAAGTTTATGAGGCGTAGACTTCTTATGGGTGATACTATAAGACAAGCTCATAAAGCTTTTAAAAAGAAAAATGGCTAGAAATTATCGTAAAGAATACGATAACTACCACTCTAAACCTACTCAAAAAAAACGTAGAGCTGGCCGTAATAAAGCTAGAAGACTTATGGTTAAGCTTGGCAAAGCCAAAAAAGGTGACAATAAAGATGTTGCTCACAAGGACAACAACCCCTTAAACAGTATCCCAAAAAATATTAAAATGGAGGCTAGGAAATCAAACAGATCATTTCCTAGGACTAAAACAGCAAGAAGAAGAAAATGAGTAAAGGTTCAAAACGACGCCCAAGAGAAATTAGTGAAGCCGAATGGTTCGCTAATTGGGAACGGGTGTATGGAAAAAAAGATGGCAATAAAGAAAAGAAAAACAACAAGTAAAAAGAAAGGAGCTACTCCTACGAATCCTAGTTTATATGCTAGAGTAAAATCAGAAGCCAAACGTAAGTTTAAAGTTTGGCCATCGGCATATGCTTCTGGTTGGTTAACTAAAACTTATAAACAAAGAGGCGGTAAGTATAAATAATGGCTAGTGCAAAACCAAAAGGTGGTTTAACCAAATGGTTTGGAGAAAAATGGGTAGACATTGGTAGGCCAAAGAAAAACGGCAAATACCAACCTTGCGGTAGAAAAAAAGCATCTACTAACAGAAAAGGTTATCCAAAGTGTGTTCCTGCAGCAAAAGCTGCTAAAATGACAGAATCACAACGCAAGAGTGCTGTACGAAGAAAAAGAGCTAAAGCCCAAGGTGTGGGTGGTAAGCCAACAAGAGTAAGAACTTATGTCAGAAAAAAGAAAAAGTAAAAAAGACCCTAGACTAGCCAGAGCTGGTGTATCTGGTTTTAATAAACCAAAGCGTACACCTAATCATCCTAAGAAGTCTCACATTGTTGTTGCTAAAGAAGGTAGCAAAATTAAAACAATTAGATTTGGTGAGCAAGGAGCTAAGACTGCAGGCAAACCTAAAAAAGGTGAGTCTGAAAGAATGAAAAAGAAAAGAGCTTCATTTAAAGCAAGACACAGAAGAAATATTGCTAAAGGCAAAATGTCAGCTGCCTATTGGGCAAATAAAGTTAAATGGTAACTCGTTCAAGCCACACGGCTCGGAAGTAGACTTTGTTGTAGTCGAAGGAACGCACATCTATAAAGGAGGTGCGTATGACAATTACAACACGACTAAGTTTTATAAAAGCGTTAAAAAAAGATAAAATAAAAAAGAAAGAACAATCGTATAGGTTGTTTTTATTAAAGAGAGGAAAAAATGATTGAATTAGTAATTGTATTAGCAATTGTTGCCGGGATTGGGTTTGTAGTTTTAAATCCTAAGTATCCTGACAATGTAATAAAGTGGATTGCTAAAAAATTTAAAAAATAGAAAAAAACGACGCTCTCATTTGCCGTGTAAGGCGTTTTGTAGGGGTTCTAGGTACTATGAGTCCAGTTTTGCAGAAAATTTGTTAGACGGCGTCTTAGGGGCTACTAGCACTTTTTCGGCTCTTAACTGCCTAATTTGGAACCCTTCTTGAGCATTTCTGATATTTATTAGCTTTTTTTCAGTATTTTGCAACAAATCCCAGTCTCTTACTTCAGAAGCAGTACGTCCACAACCTTTACATCTTAGATCGCCCCATTGTGTAACAGTGCAATTTCCAATGCAAGGTGAATCTGCAAGACTAGAACAAACCCCATTTAAGGAAGTAAGTCTTGTATATCTAGTTTCCATTTTTTACGTCTATGAGTTTATTTAAGTACCACTGGGCTTTTAGTAAATCTTCCCCTTGGTTCTTATACTCATATCTCCATAAATATTTCATTATGTTTCCTTTTAGGTATCCCATGAACGCGTCTTCAGTCATACTTGCTTCGATGGCTTTGATACATTCAATTCCCAGCCGATTATGGTTGTAATGCGGCGGGTGGTTTACCATATCTTTTTTTATTTTAGGCATATTTTCTCCAAAAATGCAATGTAATTGTCGAACGACTGTGCCATTCGATTAAACCCTCCAACACAAATTGAAGGTAGGTTAGGGTTGGTAAGCAGGCACACTTGGTCTTTAGAGGCAAAAACAATATAAGCCGGCAGCTTATGGTTTTGTGCTCTGTTTATCCAGATTCTTTGTTGTTCAGATAAGTTAATTTTTATTTTTGAGTTGCTCTTTTTAGGCAGCGTTTCTTTGTATTTGTATTCAACAAAACAAAAACCTTTAGGGCCAGAGTAAAAAGCGTCGGGAACACCCCCATGATAAGGGTCATTTATTTTCCATTTGTACACATCATTTGAAAGTTTTTTGTGTACTTTGTTTATGAAGTCCTTTTCTTTCAAAGTATATCCTAGTGAGATA